CACCAGCGACTTGTACGTTTGTATAAAATTCCATTAACCTTTTCCATACATCAATTGCATAATATCGAGAGCGCAATCATGAACAGGGTGGTGTTTGATTACAGCGGCACGTTGGAAGTCAGGTTGATTAACCTCAACATATCCGTTAGTTGTACCGTATAAAATATCAACAGCTGTTCTTACATCTCTCCACATATTATACCCTGTAATTGGTTGACAGTCAAATTTCTTTGCCAAGTGATCAATTACAATTTGATCGAGAGAACCACGTGCCCACATTGTTTTCTTTTGAGCATTTGGAACCTTGTTCATATAGTTATGCAAGACGGTGAAACCCTGCTCAACTGTAAGGTCATCAGAAGAAGGCTCAAGTGCGCAGCCACGAACATACTCATGCTGGTTCTTCCACCATTCAAGAGTACTGAGGTCAACGGTACGATTAGCTTTGATTTGCTCTTTGGCTTTGAACTTCACAAAACACGCTTTGTCTAGAAGTTCTTGATAAGTCTCACCACCCTCAAAGTAGATGAGACCAGCAGATAATACAACTGCGTGTGAATCAACACCGAGGGTTTCAACGTCAAACATAAACATTATAGGTTTACCTTTTCACCGTCTTTAGTGAAGAACGCTTTCATCTTCTGAGCGTCATTCCAAGACTTTGTATAATCATTATCTTCATCACACAAAGCCAACGCTTCTTCTTGAGTCATAACACGATGTGAAGAAATAACCTCAGGCAATGCTAGTTGAGAAAACTCTTTGGCTTCGTTACAAGTTACAGTATCAAGAGCCCACTCAGGGTTAGTTGCAGGGACTTCAACCATATATCGCATACGGAAAGTCTGGAGTGCTTCAACCATCACCCAAACCTTTTCCTCTTCTTCTTTCTTCTTCAATGTCCAAGAACCATCTTTATTGTCGATCCACTCAACAGTATCACCGACGCCAATACCAGTACCATCCAACATCTCATCAGACAAAGGAAGAATCAACTCACCGCTCTCGTCAGTTTCGAGAGTTACAATCCACGACTTATTCATAATGAATCTCCATAAAATTAGTTTCTTCAGACATCAATTCCATAGTTACATTTTCTACTTCGTCAACCTCTTTTCGGAAGCTGGCATATACACCAGAAGTGTAACCACTCATACCATAAGCATTCTTATGACAACGATACACGCTACCACTTGAACCATGGAACAGATAAGTCTGTCCGTCTTCTTCAATCTTAGTTACACCACTGTTCAGCTTCCAACTATCACCATTAGCATAACCACCATACCATGAACCAAGGATCTTATAGATTACCTCACCATCATGATTAAACTTCAACATGACCCAACGGTCAGGATTATATTCACGCATCATTTTCTCTTTTGATATTCTTCTTCATGCTTATCGCACAGAGTACGAATCCAACCACCGCTTCGCTGGTGACCAGCTTCACCGCAAACTTCGCATGTACGATTAGCCCAAACCTCAGCCATAGCTTCTAGACCACTACAATAGTCGTCGCCACCTTCATAGTAGAAACGGAGTCCACCGAACTTCTCTTTGATCTGGTGAATCTCGATATGGTGAACCTTCTCGGGTAGATCTACATCTTCACCAGCGCGTCGTTTGCGCAATGCTTTAGCACGTTGTTGACGTTTCCAACTAATATGATTGTGCATATGCGATACAAGCAATGTAACAATATGATACCAACCTTCATTGATTGAAATACCACAATACACATTACGCATTGCTCGTGGATAAATTTCTTCTAGACGCTTAATGAAAGCATCATACTTTTCAGCTTCACTCATACTTACTCCGCATACCAAATTTCATCAAAGCCTTCCTCAAGGGTTGGCGGTTCAGCTTCTAACTGAGAAGCCATCTTAGACACAACATCCCATGGAACGTTTTTCCCTGGGCGAGAAGCCAAACGCTTCTGCAACTCTGCAGTTGGCGGGGTCTTAAACACAACTGCGATTTTGTAATACTCAGGCAACATACGAATCTTCTTCGCACGTGTTTCTATTGTAGTTGAAGTTTGGTCCCAAATCAAATCTGTTTTGTTCGCTTGACAAATCATGGCTTGATTAGCCATCAGCCGCACTGCAATGGGCATATACTCTTGAAAGACTTCCGAGTAAGTTTTACCCTGCAACTTTGCATAGTCTTCCACGAATTTGTCAGTACTCGCAACAGGAATATCTTTTGCCCACTTCTGGTTGGCAATCCAAGTGGACTTGCCAGAACCAGGAACACCAACCAACACATACAACTTATTCATGTCACACCTTCAAAAACTTTCTAACCAGTTTGTCTTTAATCATATCTGGAACACTATTCCAAGGATACTCCAACTCAAAGGGGCAACTCCCTGTAATTTTCCAGTTATTGTTCACAAGGAAGTGTTTATAGATTTCTACATCTTCCTTGTTATTCATATCGAATTTACGACGTTCATTTAATTTGAGTACTGGCATCTGCTTCATCCTTATCAAAACGAATTTCCAAAACGATAGGCAAGAACAACGATTCTTCACCTGCTCGGTTACTGATACGCATGTTGTACTTGACTGCTGCGACTTTACCGATGATTTCTTTACCAAGGGTCTTGCGTTGTGCGTCAGTAAAACCTGAACCAACAGAAACCTTAATAACACCATCAGAAGATTCACATTGAATAGCACCGAGCATACCAGCATACTTGCCAGTACCTTCTTCGATGCCAACAATCTTCAGGTCACATTCAAGTTCACCCTTGAATTTAATCTGAGTCTTAGAACGCTTGTCTTCCCAGATACCTGCTTTGTCTTTCAGAATGATACCTTCTTCACCACGTTGAAGCATTTCTTCAAACAAGGCTTTGGCAGTTTCGTAGTCTTCAACTTCCCAACTCTTAACAGTAGAAACCTTCTCGGGCTCAATCTTATTGATCAGGGTATTCAACGAATTGAATCGAGTACCATAGGGAGTGTTACACACACCGTCTTGAAAGTACAAGAAGGGGATAACGTCCCAAACAGTGGCACGAACCAACGAGGCTTCACCTTCGGTAATTGTACCCTTGTTGGCTTTGTTCAGAATGCCGTTACCTGTCTGGCGATCCAAGATCCCAGTATCACTAGCGACAAGCAACTCGCCGTCAAACACACAGTCAACGTCGCCAGCAAGAGCGATAAAGTCAGCGTCGAGATTTCCCAACAGTTGGATTTCTTTTCCATTTCGGCTCCGATATTCTACCTTACCATCGCGAACGATTGCGTTGAAACGCATGCCGTCCATCTTGAGTTGTACCAGTGCGGGGAACTTGATTTTGTTGACTAACTTTTCCTCGAACTGGCTGCACAACATTACTGGATATTCTTTCAGCAAGCCATTCCACACTGCGTTTGCGGTTGACGTTGATACTCCACATTTTAGATCCTTCTGAATGATTCGTTCCATTACCTTTGCGTCATCTTCTTTCAACGCTTCAAGAACAGTTTTAAGATGTTCGATAGCAGCATTGCCAGTCACCAGACGTTCGCGAAGTTCATACAACGCAGGAAGCATGGATGCGATAGACGCACCGTGTCCTGAAGTGTTCGGGGTGTACTTGGGGATCTTGCGAATGTAAAACTGAGTGAAAGGGTCAAGTGCTAGACGCACAACTTCACGGAGAGTTGCATTATCACGATTTGCTTCAAGCTGCTCAATCTTGTAGTTGCGCGAGGCATTAGAGGCAAGTTGTTCAAAGAAAGCATTCAAATTCATTTTATATCCTTAATTCCAGATTGGAGCACTTTGAAGGTACGATAGCGTCGGTCAATACGCAACGGAGTCTTCAACATAACAAAGTCTTTCGGATTATGCCACTTGAAGTAAGCATAGATCTTGTCCATACTATCGCTCGTGAGATAGGTATGGTTGGGTTGACGTGGTACGTCTTTCCAAATAGTAGTTTCTTTTATCAGCTTCATACATTAATTATACCCTATTTCTGAATTAAAGTAAAGCGATTTTTGATGTAAAAAACCACCCGAGAGGGTGGTTTAGAGGGCTTTAGAGGGCTTATCGGAGTCCAGCTAGGGCACTGGCTGGGGCGATCTCGATACCGCTCCCAAAGATCCGATTATACTCGTTAATCATGCTCTGTTCAGGGGTAGCTTCGGAAGCGATAGCACTCTTGTAAAGATTTACATTACCATCAGCATATGGCATATATGGGGCAATTCCTACACCCATTTGACCATTCTGTGTCGGTTGTAACATAATATTTGCTGGATTCTTTAATTCAAAATGTTTGTCATAATGATTATGAATCTCAGAAATTAATTCTTCACCGTTAATCAATTTAAATACTTTTACATTGCTCATATTATTCCTCAATAATTAATTTGTCAATAAAATCTGCTGCTTCGTCATGATGTTTAAAATGTTTGATTATAATTTGTTCAGTGGCATAATAATTCTGAGCAATCAATAAAACATGTTTTGTTTTAAACACAGATATCTTCAATACCCAATCCCCACGACGAACCGTGATAAAGGATAACAGGTTTGGAGTTATTTTTGCTTTCATCATACCTTTATTTAGGTATGAGATTGTCTATTCCAGTAAAAGTCAAACAGGCGATAGCTGTTTTTATAATACATATCATACATGGCGATCCTGTCCATGTACGCATCTTTTAAAACAGTTGCTGGTGTTGGCGCAGAAACTTCAATAGAAGCATCAGTGTCACCGTAACCACTAACAATAGTCATTTCATTCTTTCGAGCGATATGGCGCATAGCAGCGTTCTCAGTTAAGCAATGCATAAAGACGTTTGTGATGCCTTTAGTGCGTAACCAAGTCACGGCTCTATCAAACATTTGTTGGGCTAAACCTTCGCCACGGAAATCTTCATCAACACAACAACCTAGTTCTGCTTCACCATTAAAAATGGCTACATGACAAGTAGCAACAAGATGACCATCAATATGATCAACACCGAACCACTTGGATTCTTGTTCGAAAGATTTTGTAACATATGATACGATGTAGTCGTCATTACACATTGAACCAAATCTTAGTCTGCGGTCTTCACCTTGAAGTTGTACTAAGTTATTGATGATTCGATGTTTATCTAATTCAGTTAATTTTCTTACTAACATAAAACGAAAGGGGAGTTTCCTCCCCTACCTCTTAGTCGTTCAAGAATTGCTTCCCGCCACGTTCTTTGACTGCGACTTTCTTAGCCTTCTTTTCTTCTGGAATAAGACGCTCAAGAGCAATCTTTAACATACCATTGAAAATCTCAGCATCCTTAACTTCAACTTGATCGTTAAGTGCGAAAGTACGAGTGAAAGCACGAGCAGCGATACCCTTGAATAAGAAGTTGTCTTCTGGTTCAGTTGTATTAACATTACCCTTGACGATCAACTTACCACCATCAATCTCGATGTCCAAGTCAGTCTGACCAAAGCCAGCGACAGCCATCTCAATGACGTAATGAGTCTCATCAATCTTCTTGATGTTGTATGGAGGATAGTTGGGGATGTTCTTGGTAATGTCGTCATGCAATTTCTGCATCTTTACCATTTGGTCATCGAAACCTACGAAGAACTTGTCGAAGTCCTTGAATGCATCTTGACTGAAGAACGAAGGGATGAATTGTTTGCTTGTCATGATTTCTCCTATTAAGCGAGTTATAAAATTTACCACCCGAAGCGTGGTAGTGCTGGTTACTTTATCCAGCGGCAATTAACGAATGCCAGTGAAATCTCTCGGACGCCATTGACCGTAGCATCAACGTTCCCAAGGTAGTGGGACAAATAAGTGGCTGTTTTGTATACCGTTAGCACAGCCATCACGGTCTTCCCATCCCGATGGGACAAAAATATTTATATCAGTTTAAGCCGCAGGACGGACTTTTTTACCAATATTATATTTCGCCACTAGATTCCAGTCGTTCTTTTCTTTAAAAGCTACAACCTTAATCTGAGATAGTGATGCTTTCTGCTCTGCTTTACTGGATTGTACAATCTTTAAAAGATCCCAATCCTGAAGCAGCCCAGCGATAGCATTTCTACGTTCAATATCACCTGAAGTGATATTAGAATCCTTACCATCTAAGGCAAAGAGTTCTTTGAAGTGCACAATAAAATAACGACCTTGCTTATGTAAGATATGGCAAGATTGATATAGAGTGTTGTCTTTCTTGGAAGCGATACCAATACGAGTAAGTGTCTCACGAACCTTCAAGAAGTTATCTGGTTCAGCAAGAGTTACCTCTAGCATAGAATCGGGTGTCCAGTCATAGTAAATCATTTCTGACATTATTTTCCACCTTTATTTAATTTTTGTTTTATTTCATTCAATTGTTCAACGGAAAGGACGCTGAGAGCGTCCTTGGCTTTTTCACTGGAATACCCGTAATATTCCTGTACCAGCTTCAAAGACTCAGTGGCATCTTCAGCTTTGTGCCACTTGGAGAATCTTTTCTTCTTGGTTACACTATTTAGTAAAAACGCAAATTGCCACTCTTTTGGAATATGGTGGTTTTGGTTCATAGTGTTAGCCTGAACAACAGTGTCGTGGAAATAAGACAAACCTCTATTAACGATATAAGGAACATACTCCTTCTCCGCTTGAGGCTCTTTAAATAAATCTTCCTTTGTCAGATTGATAGCATTTAAATAATCAAAGACGTTCATCTGCAAGCCCAACTTCATTTAGGTTAGATTGTTTGATCAGAAACTTTCTACCTGGGAATCGCTTTTGAATTGCTTCGTCAAGAGTAGCAAGATCTACACCTTGAGCGATAAACTCATCCTCAGCAGTGAATGCATAAAGAACTTCACCGTGTCGTTCTAAACGTAGACGGTCAGCACTAGACTGTTCTTTCTCTTGTTCTTCTTCGGCATCTTCGAGGATACGTTTGACAATATGCATAGCATATGCTTCACGTGATTGCCAACCAGCAAAGAAGAAGATGATGGCAACGATAATTAAAATTAGGATATCCATATTACCCTCACTTGAACTTACATTGAACCATCAACTCAGTTAAAGCAGCCATGATATTCAACTCATGATCAGCAACGAAGGCAGCTTTGTACTGATAGTCGGCAAGAACCAAAACCATGTTAGGAATTGTAGAAGGCTCGATATATTCCATAGAGTGATCATAGAACTCACGGAACAAAGCAGTAGTATCTGCGTCAGCATTCTTAGCAACCCACTTACGAACTTCGGTATAGTCGCGACCCTTCATAGAAGTGATCAGTTGCTTGAAAGAATCGTGGGACATATTGACCAGAATACCTGAGTCAATCTTACCTGAAACAGAGTAGCGTTGAAGTTCGTTCAACACACGACGCCAGTCGGGGAAGTGTTTAGTGATTAGTTCGGCAACAACCTTTGGATCAAACTCAACTTCTTCTTGCTTCAGAATCTGAGTTGCACGTTTGAAGAACTGAGCAGCTAGACCTTGTTTGTCCTTGGTGTCAATCTTGAACTCGATAACTGCACAACGAGAATGCAGAGGTTCGATGATTTTGTTTTTATAGTTAGCTGTGAAGATGAAACGGCAGTTAGCCGAGAACTCTTCCATATAGTTACGCAAAGCAGGTTGCGTAGAGTTGGCTTGAAGATAGTCAGCTTCGTCTAGGATAATGACCTTCTTAGAGTCAGTCAGAGAAACTGAGGTAGCAAAACCCTTGATTGTTGTGCGCAGGGTGTCAATGTGACCGCCAGTGTCAGAACCGTTCAGGATGATATACTCTGCGCCAATCTCGTTACAGAGTGCTTTAGCAATAGTGGTCTTACCGATACCTGCTGTACCACACAGCAGCATATGAGGAAGTTGACCTTGAGAAACATAATCTTTAAATGTCTTCTTGAGAGACTCAGGAAGGATACAATCGTCGATGTTTTGAGGACGATACTTTTCAACCCACAGGAATTGGTCTTTTTGTTGTTCAATCATAATTACTCCATAATAAAAAAAATGGGGAGAGATTACTCCCTCCCCGAACATGTCAATTTAGAAGTCGAAGGTGGAATCCGCTTCTACTGCAACATAATAAACCAAGTCACCGTTAGTGCTAGACTTGAAGCGAGAGATTTTCTTGCTTGAAACACTAACAGAATAATCGCCAGGAATCATCTTTAAGTTTTCAACCTTCAAGTTTACCTTGAAAGTCTTATCAGTTGTACCAACTGGTTCACTGAAGCTGTTACCAGTGGCGTTCTTTTTATCACCAACAACGATAGTGATTTTACCTGCCTCACCAACGATAGAAACGTCAGAGGCTTTAAGAACTGAAGAAGTACGCTGAATCATATTCAACATCTGGTTAGACAACTCAAAGTTGACTTCAGCTTCAGGGAATGTAATGCTCTTTGTCGGAGCAGTAAGAACAGACGCATCAGCTGCAAAGTATTTGATGCTCATGTTGCCTTGAGTGATCTTACAAACCTTATCACCGAACTCCAACTCGGGATCTTCGAAAATTGACATTGCACCAAGGAATTCGTTTAGGTCATAGATACCAAAATCAACTGGGAAAGACTCAGTAACAGTTACGTCAGACATGACGTTCTTCTGAGAAGAGATAGTTGATAGTTTGTTACCAGCCTTCAAAAGCAAGTTGCTATTAATACCAGCATAGTTCTTAAAAAGTGCAAGGGTGTCTTTAGATAGTTTCATTATTTCTCCATATTAAAAGGTATAGGTAGAATTGTAGCTGAAAATCAGCTACAAGTCAAGTTTATTTGCTTACAAATTTGTCAAGCAATTGCTTACCAACTTCGCTTTGAGCAAGTCCTTCAAGAGCAGCACCTACATTACTGCCACCTTGCGAAGTAAACAATTCACCAAGGGAACTGATACCACCAGTCACTGTACCGCTGTTAGCGATAACCTTGATATCAGCCTTATCCAAAGCACGAGCTTGTTCAACACCGATAGCTTGGTTAGCTTCAACCTGACGGATAGTGATAAGGTATTGTTGGTAACTTTGGTTCTCACCAATTTCTTTAGCCAGAACAATCTGAGCCTCAACAGGGGCAAGTTGCAACAGCTTCTCGGATTCAGCTTTAGCTTGACCGTTCACCAACACAGCTTCAGCTTTACGCTTTTCAGCTTCAAGTTGACCTTCAGCAACCAGCACAGTCTTTTGCTTCTGACCTTCAGCAGAGATAACGTCAGTCTGCTTTTGTTCTTCAGCCTTAACCACGTTCACGTCCTTG